GTCGCGCCTATCGTGTTGATAGGAGCAATCCTGTCAGCCGTATGGCTCGCGCCGTCATCCGTTATGCCTTCCGTCGTGACGTTCTTAATCCGACTAATATCGGAAAATTAGGACGTCACGGTCCGGGGGCTGTATTCTGCAAGTCTCGTGGGTCAGACAAGAATCGTTTGGATTCTTGCCCATCGGATCTTGCCGACTATATGGGTCACGACTCGTTCATACTGAACGAAAAGTGGCTCCTTGATCGGCAATTCCAAGACGCTGCTTCAAAGCAGACCGAAAGGTTTGTTGTGAGTCGGTTGTCCCTCGTTCCTAAAGATTGGAGAGGGCCTCGTGGAGTTTTCATATCTCCTAAAGAGGCCGTATTCTGTCAGTTAGGGGTCGAGGCTTGTCTTAATGATATTGTTAGGACTAGTTGGCTTGCACTGTGTTATGACCCCTCCTCCCAGGAGCACTCGCAAGAGTGCGCTTGGAAGGGGTCGCGACACGGCACATGGTTCACTATGGACCTCTCCGATGCCAGTGATCGGATCCCGTTAGGGTTAGTCGCATACCTGTTCCATCGCAAGGATTACCTTGCGTTGGCAAAAACACGACCGTCATACGTCGAAATGCCTGATGGCACTAGACGGAGATTGTCGATGTTTGCTCCAATGGGAGACGGGAAAACATTCCCCATCCTCTCCATTGTTTGCGCTTCCTTATCTGTTGCGGCCATCTTGGTCGCTGACGGATATAGCGCAGGGCATATCAGTGAGAAACTGATATGTGAGGCGGCTCGTAAGATTCGCGTGTTTGGCGATGATATCGCTGGGCGTAGTGAATACTATGGCTGCGTGTGTAGAGCCCTTGAGAGCCATAACCTCAAGGTCAATGTCGGTAAATCGTTCTCTAGAGGCCGTTTCCGCGAAGCGTGTGGCTTCGACTCTTTTAAAGGAGTTGATGTCACGCCCCTGCGGCAGCGAGTTGATCTAGATCAGAAAATGGACGGCCATAGCCTTGAAAAGGCTGTTGCCCTTCACAATAGAAATGCTGTGAAGTTTCCACGACTGTTCAGAACGATGGGATATCTAAAGGCTAGCATTGTTAGCCAGGCTCCAGACGTTGGTTTAACTCTCGACAGCGAGAGGAACCCGATGTCACTTGTTGCGAGTGAGAGTGAGTATCGCAAGATGCTCTTCTCACACAAGGCTCGATGGAACCCCGACCTTCAACGGGTCGAAGTTAGAGTCCTTGTTCGGAGGGACGTTAGTGAATTCTATCCCTCGATAGATTCCTGGTGGGATCTATCCTATAGACTGCGGACTATGCCGCATACCAGGACTTCCGACTGGCCTTCAGATCACCTCTCGGTGACTGGATCTCCGGCGGATACAAAGCTCTTAAATCTTCTCATAAAGAAGATGGCAGAGCTCGGTCCTGGTCCCTACGGTTGGTTTCGCACATCGCGAACATTATCGGTTCCACATAGTCGCTTAGGCTATGTGTGGTCTGCTTACGAGTTGTAAGCAGAG